TCCAGACGAAATAGGTTTCTAAAAATGTCAGATTATTTTAACAGAATTCCAAATTTTAACTATGTTAATCTACTAGAAGAAAGTAGCATAGGAAGTAAAATAGAAGTTAAAAATCTCTTTCGTAGAGCAAAAATTAGGGATGATATTTTTCAGAATGTTAGTTTTTTCACCAAATATACAATTGTCGGTAATGAAAGACCCGATAATGTTGCACAAAAAGTATATGGTGACTCTGATTTAGATTGGGTAGTTTTACTAACAAATAATGTATTGAATGTTTACGACGAATGGCCATTATCTGAAAGATTATTTAATGAGTATATTATAGAAAAATACGGATCATATGAAAATGCAGCAAAAACTCATCATTATGAAAGTAAAAGAGTATTTAATTCTAAAAATGAGACAGTTTTTCCTTTTGGACTAAGAGTTCAGGAAAACTTTGCAGTAGAATTTTACGATATTGATATTGATAGGCATGTAAGAATTGCAAATGCATCATATCCAGTAACAAATTTATTATATGAAGAGAGAATTCAAGATGAGAAAAGATCTATCTTTATATTAAAACCATTATATCTCAATCTAATATTTGAAGATATGAAAGATCTTCTTCCATACAAAAAAGGTTCTACTGAGTTTATCAGTAAAACCTTGAAAGATACAGAAACTATGTTTAGCTAAACAATATATTGTAATATGCTGCCAATACTAATAAAGTAAGGCAGATTTGATTATAATTCACTCTTCAGCAAGTTTTTGGAAATATGACAGTGCATCATCCTCATCTTCTGAAGAAGATGAAGTATTTTCTAGAGAAGGTTCTGGTTCAGACTTGAAACTTGGTGTGAAAGATGTTGTCTCTCCACGATTTTCACGACGGAACTGTTCTTCTTCCTCTACTGTTTCTTGATCTTGGAAACGGGGAGTTCCTTTATTGCCAAGAACATAGTCAAGACGCTTCTTCAGATCCTCATAGGACTTGAATTGATCTGCAGAAACAAGAGCAGCAAGAGAATATTGCTTCTTCCAGATTGCTTCCATAGCATCATCATCATCTAGTAGAGCATCAGGACGATCAAACTCAGAAGAATCATAGTTCCAGTAACCTGCAACTTTCTTGATCTTCAGTTTAAAGTTTGCACCTTGCCAAAAGTCAAAGGGATTGATTGGAGTCTCATCCTCAAACTCAGGTTGCATTGCTTCCATGATCTTATCGAAGATCTTCTTACCAAATTTGTATAGGAAGACTTTACCTTCGTTAGCAGGATTTGCAGAATCCTTAACAACATAGATGTTGCTATAGTAAGAAAGTTTGCGTTTCTGCTTACGAACAATCTCTTTGTTTGCCTCTGATCCTGTATTCCAGAGTTCACGATTGTACTCTGAAACAGGGTCTTTACCACCAGTTGTGGTCAAAGAATTCTCAATATACCATCCACCAGGACCTTGGAATGCATGTGAGTACATTTTTGCCCAAGGAAGTTCTTCACCATCAGGAGCAGGTAGGAAACGAATGACGGCATAACCATTACCAGACTTGTCTAGTTCTGGTTTCCAGAGACGGTCATCACTATTGCTATTAGTATTAAGTTTCTCTACTTCCTTAACCAGTTTGGCAGTGAGATTGCCTAGAGAAGATTGCTTTTTGAGATTTGAAAAGGACATTGGATTACCTCGGATTAAATTGGATTGTGGCTTGTGTGCTCTGCTATTGTAGCAGGCATTCTATTTAGTGTCAAGGTCTTCGTCTTGAAGTTGGTTTCTGAAATTCATGATCAATCTGGTCATATTGGCAAAAAGTGCGTTCATATCAACGTTCTCAGGAAGACCCATCATGGATGCAGAGTCCTCAACACGAATTTTCATCTTTTTAGCATCTGGATCATCAGATAATGAAAGTCTGGTATATAAGATTTTTTGTTTTTCCATTAAAGTTTCTAGATCCTTAATATGATCAATCTTTCCTTCTCGATCCAGTTTTGGAAATTCAAAAACTTGAGAATAAACCTTCTCTTGTAGTTTTGAAATTTCTTGCAATTCTTCTTTAACTACTTCTGATTCAAAAAAGTCACTCATAATACAATCTCTCTTAGAATTTTCTTAAATTTAAATATGTCAATATTTAGAAAAGGATGATACTTTTTCATTTTTAAACTAATCAACTCCCAAACTGGATCTGATAGTTTTTTATTGAATTGTGGAGAAAATCCTAATATTTTGTCTAAAATAAGAAAAGTCTCCATACTAATTTTTTTACTCAAATACAGTTTTACAATTGGTGGATGTCTATTTTTTTCAATCTTGAACATACTATCGAAATTGTCTCTGCTGAAAGACCCTTCAATTTCTTCTTTGAAGATGTATGAGAGAGATTGGACTCTTTTTTGCCAAGATTTGTAATTCGTGTTTCCATTTTTGATCAATTCTCCTATCCATAAAGTTTGTGGATCATCACAGGCAACAAAATTAGAAACAAAGAAGTCTCTAATTTCAGAATCATTTTTTTGTCTTGATATTTTTTCAAACCAGTATCGGTCTTTTCTCTTATAAAAAGACTGAACTGACATACGAGTTTTACCACAATACTTATGATAATCAAATTTATCTTTAGTAAAGTGGTTTTTTACTGCAACATAAGTCTTGTAGCAATCAAATGGACTCATTATAAAAACCCCTACGCGTAAAAAATTTTGGGGATTTTTTTTGCCCCAAAAATGGAATTAAAAAGTGATTTTCAAATCACCAGTTTAGCTCTACTACTTCTCTTAAGGAAGTTAAGTTCCATTGCTTCGTATTTAATTTTTTCTTTTAACGGTTTTGAGATTAGTTTGGGGATAGATTCAACATCTATTTTGTTTTGTTCACAAAAATGCATCACGCAATCAATATAACTCATGTCTAGATTGTCACTGTAAATTTCTTCAATATTTTGTGAAACTTTTGCCTGTGAAAAAAATTTATTCTCTAACTCTTTCTCTAATTCTTTGTTTTCTTTTTTGGGCATAACATCCGAATAAATTGTTAACATATACTAAAGTTTATTCATAATCACATTATATCAGGAAACACGAAAAAAATCAAGATAGTTTGTCCTCTACAAACTTTTTAATATATTTTACTAATAACTTGATATATTTTTCTTTGTTATATTCTTCATATATTTCAACTTCACCATTTTCGCAGGACATAATTATTACAAATTTCTTGACCGATAAACCAGTCAATTCGTGAAGCATACACGCATATGCACAGCACTGCACAAAATAATTCTCAATCCAATCTCTTGGTTTGGGTTTTTTAGAAGTTTTGAAATCTATGATAGAAAGTTCACCGTCGAACTCTGCAATACAATCGACGGTTCCCGCAATACCTAAGTACTTACTATATAGTGACCTTTCAAGGGCGTAAATATTATTTATCCTCTTAAGATCGTCTTTTGCCATCAAGAATAAAAACTCTGAAAGAGGTTGTACTACCCCAGTCTCAAACTCTTTATTGAGTAGATGATTTTCAGTAAGAGTATGAAAGTCAGTACCACGACTAGTTGCTTTTCTAGTAATGTTATTTGCTTCATCTTCACCAACTCTCTTCCTCCACTTAGCAAAAGTTTCACGATTGAAGTGACTTGTTACAGAAGTAATTGATACGAGTTTTAAAAGTTCTTCTTCGTCAGGAACATTATAAAACCTAACTCCATCAATTGTTTCACGGGTCAAGTTAGGCAAATTAATATCAAGGTGTTTAAACATTACATAATTCCAAGTTCATTTTTAGCAATAATATATTCTCGACATAGACCAGATCTTACGATATCATCAGCATCAAACTCGATAACATCTACTGAAGGCATTTGATTCATTATTTTCATAAAGTCAACGATGCCATTCTTCTCATTAGTTTTTGTCAAATCACTTTGAGTTGCATCACCACAAAACATAATCTTGCAGTTGTCACCAACTCTCGTCATTATACTATCAAGTTCGTGAAAATTCAAGTTCTGAAACTCATCAATCAATAAGATTGAGTTATCAAAAGTTGTTCCTCTGATAAAAGATGTACTCCAGAAACTTACAGTTCCTTGAGTCTTTAGATTGCCATAGAGCATCTCAAACTCAGCATCAGAAGGCATTTGGAACATGTACTTAACCATGTTCTTATATGGAATTTGATAAAGGTTTGACTTATCATCATGATCTCCAGGAAGAAATCCAATCTCCCTTGTTGCAACTAGAGATCTAATAACATAGACCTTTTCATAAGGTGTAAATTGACTTAGAACATCTTTGATTGCATTATACAGAGTGATAAATGTCTTACCTGTTCCTGCTGTTCCATATGCAATAACATGTTTCCCCTTTTGATAAGAATCAAAAAGTCTCTGTTGATTTGGAGTAAGTGCTTCTACATCTAAAAGATGGTCTGTATTAATTGGTTTCTTACCTTTTAATGCTAAACGATGATACTCGGAATTAATACCAACGTTATCGTTGTTTCTTTTCTTTCTAGCCATTTTAAATCTTTAAGTTTTTTGCTCCTGGTGCAGATGATGCTTTTTCAAGCACTTCATTCCATCCTGGTTTTGATTTGACAAGTTTATCCTTCCATTCACCAACTGGTTCTAAACCTAGTGCAGGTGAATTTTCCGGAGTATAGTATCTTTCCCAATCAGAGTTGTCTTTTTTCCACTGATCCCAGTCATGAATGCTCATAACAACGTCTTTAGTTTCACCAGTTTCCTTGTGTTTTACAGGATATGTTGCCATAATTTGTTTCAGAGTGTAGTTTATTTATTGTGCTTAGCAATGTGCTTAGCAACCTCAAATTCAATCTGTTTTTTTAGAATTCTTGAATTTGGTTGATGATTACCATAGAAAGTTGAAAGTGCTGGTTCTTTATTCATCGATCCAGTTCCTCTATGATAAAAATATTTTGCTGCTCCATACGATTGACAAGCATCTGTTGCTATAGGGTCAATATAAAAATTAATATCAGTAAATTCCTCTTGTAATATTGAGTTAGCACAAATGTTTAATGCACAACCACCAGAAAGTATGACATTTTTAACATCAGGTTTTAACTTAAGGATTTGTTTTACCTTCATCCTAAAAATATCTTCTGTATGTTTTTGTACTTTATATGCAATATCAGCTCGATATTGAAAATCATCATTGTGAATCATTGATGGAAAATTTATGGTGTTGACACACATTTCACTAAATGCCAAATTCATATCAACATACCCATTTTCTATAATAAATTTTGGCAATCTTTTATTTGGTTTTCCATAAGATGAAAGTCCCATAACCTTTCCACAGTCCTCATTGTCCCCAAATAAATGACCACTAATCAATCCATATAGCATTCCGACATCATAGCATGAATTGATATCTATTGTTGAACATTGTTCTATTAGTTTTAATATTTTATAAGGAAAGTTACTATTTTCAAGATACATTTCTGGTGCTGGATGAGGTCTTAAGAAATTTTTATACAAAACTTCAAAATTACTTGGATAAGAAACATCATAAATTGATGTTGTTTCTAAAAACCTTAATGTGTTTAATTCTTTTGCCCTTTCAATCTCATCCTTTGATAATTGATCATTCACTCCAGCAATTTCCATAATAACAGATAATCTCACATCGGCACCCCAACCATCCATAACTAAACATACTGCTTCATCAAGTCCAGATGAATAAAATCCAGATGCAGCGTGATATAAATGATGTTCATTTTTAAGTTCAAGAATTAATTCGATGTCAAAATATCTATCTTTCAAATCATATTTTTCCAATACATCTATGAGATAATCATGATCATAACCATCACCGCATATGGAAAGGACTTTATCGATACCATATTTTTCATCGAATTCTCGGACATGATCAAAAACACTGAATAATAATTCATCTCTTTTTAATCCAGTTAAACGTTCTTCTATAACAGTTTTATAATGTTTTCCTTTGATGAGAAAAGTGGCACTAGAATCATGCCCCATACAAGATAAGACTACGATATTCATTTTCAACTAAAGAATATGCTTAGCAACTTCCAATTCAATTTGTTTTTGTAGAATCCTTGGATCTGGTGGGTGGTTTCCGTAGTAAGTTGTATGTAGTGGATCTTTAACCATAGATCCAGTCTCTTTATGATAGAAATACTTTGCTGCTCCATATGATTGGCAACCATCCGATGCTATAGGATCAATATAAAAATTGATGTTTGGGAATTCTTCTTTTAATACCGAATTAGCACAAATGTTTAATGCACAACCACCAGAAAGGACAATATTTTTAACATTAGGTTTTAACTTAAGGATTTGTTTTACCTTCATCCTAAAAATATCTTCCGTATGCTTTTGGGTTTTGTATGCAATATCAGATCGATGCTGAAAATTACCATTATGTTTCATAGATGGATAATTGACAGTGTTAACACACATATCACTAAATGCAAAATTCATATCAACATATCCATTCTCTATGATAAATTCAGGTAACTTTTTATTTGGTCTCCCATATGCAGAAAGTCCCATAACCTTACCGCATTTTTCATTATTTTCAAATAGATGACCACTAATTAATCCATATAGCATCCCAACATCATAAGATGAATTACAAGTTATCATGGGACATTCGTTTAATCTCTTTAAGAATCTGTAAGGAAAGTTACTCTTTTCAAGATACATTTCTGGTGCTGGATGAGGTCTCAAGAAATTTTTATGCAATACTTTGAAATTGCATGGATAAGAAACATCATAAATTGATGTTGTTTCTAAAAACTTCCATTTATCTAATTCTTTTGCCATCTCAATATCTTCTTCCGAGAATTCATCCTCTATTTCAGCAAGTTCTATGAGGTCAAGTATTCGTATATCAGCACCCCAACCATCCATAACTAAGCATACTGCTTCATCGAGTCCAGATGAATAAAATCCAGATGCAGCGTGATATAAATGATGCTCTGCA